TTTAATAATAGAACCAACACTTACATTAGCACCACTAAACACATTGGCTACTGCAGAATTAGCATTTACACGATAAGATCCAGCAAACACATTTGCCGTATTTACATTTGCAATTGCATCTAATCTAACAGGTAGAATTGTCACAGAGACATTACGATAAGCATTATCAACTGCTGACATCTTGTCAGAAAGTCGAATGCTATTTGCATTTGAAGATGCAGCTGTCACTTTAACAACCTTTGGGTCCATGGCGATTTCAGACATGTACAGCGCATAGATACCATTTGAATCTCGAACTGAATCGAATGCGTCAGCTGTGGAGCGAATAAAATTCTTCACACGGACAGAGCCAATACGAGTATTTTGATAAACTTGGGCGTTTGCTGACGTGCCTAATCCAACTGCAACCTTTGATGTGTCGACGCAGTGCACGTCAATCTTTTCTAATGCAGCAATATTAATGAAACCATTGCTTGAACCGCGAAGCGCAGTTACATAAACAAAGTTGCCGTAAGATAGATCAACATCTGTGTCAACAAGAGACTTAACATCTGATGGTGAGCGAGGTTTTGCTGCATCAATCTTCAATGTTCCAATCGTTTCAAATTCGAAACCCTTGACATAAGCCTTTCCTGGCTCAATTGAAATTGTATAGTTATTTGCATCTGTGCCATCTAGTAGAGATGCGCGGAATGGTTTGATTGTGTAGTCACCCGACTCATCGAACGTGCGGCGAGCAAGAGTTTTCTCAAGTTCAGCATAAACTGGATACTTAACTTGTTTTGTGACAGCGCCATTTTCTACACGCATCAATTCGAAGAACTTCGATTCATCAACAACTGTATCAAGAGGACGAGTTGAGAGCGTTAAGCTGAATTGATAACGATCGGCACCAGGAGCCTGATAGTTAAATGAAGATTGCGCTGGATCTAGAAGAGTTGAATCAACGTCGCTGTCGATAAAGTCGTCTGTAATTTCAAGACCAATTTTAACATTTGCGCTTGTTGAGTATGCAGAAACAACTGTTGTTTGATCGCCAACTTGAACAAAGAATCCGTCAGCGTAGAACACACCTTCGTTAATCGAAACAACTGTACCAAATCCTGTTGCGTTTGAGGCAACTAGTTGTGCGCGTGTTGTTGTTCCTGCAATTGTGACAACATCGCCATCGACAAATTCGTTACCTGTGATGTAACGGACCAAGAGAGTTGGGATACCGTCAGTTGGGAAATATGTTGCAAGAACTTTCGCTTGAACAGTTCCAGCGCTGTTTCGAATTACAGTTCCATTGAACTCTTCAACTTCAATGTCAGCATTCTCAAACGTTTCTAGGAGTTTAAGATACTTAACTTTATTATCAAGAGTTAGGTTTCCACCGATAACTGGAGAACCGTCTTGGAATACATGGTCGCCAAATTGTTTAATTTGATTTTGTAGGATCGACTGAATTTGCGTTAACTCACGCGCTTGAACAGCCCTTCCAGGCTTGAACATAATGCGCATGTAGTTGTTATCTAATGCATTTTGCGCAAAGTCGTCGTTGTATGGATCGATATTAAATTCCATGAATTTCTACCTAGAATGAAAGTACGATCTTAATTTGATCGATTTGGTTATCTTTACGAACAACATTTGTTCTATTTTCAGCATAAATTACATCACCACTAAAGGTTCTTATATCAGAGTTTGCGATTTCAAGGATCGGAGTCGATACACCAGAGGTTGCACCCTTAATAATTTGCTGCGCTGCAAATGTTCCCGTAATGTTATTTATGTACAAATAATTATCCCCTGGAGCCCAGTGAGCGACGTTTGCGATCGCAGTCGCCGTTTCGATTGAACTGCCAAGATAGACGGTCTCATCGTTTGTGAAATTCGTAATCCCTGGATCGGCGATTAATAATCGTGTAGATGTTCGATAGTTCGTGCCATTTGCATAAAACGCACCATTTGCAACTAATGGGTCTTGCAAAATGCCGACTTGATTGAAGTCGAATACATTTGTTGAGTCGCTCATTGGAATAGTATCGTTTTCGGTGTCGTTCAATTCCACTGTAATCATTAGACTATGCGCACGAAGTTCGGTTACTGGATCGGAGCCATGACCGCCGTGAGGTCCGATTTGAATATCGAATGCTGCATTTGATCTTGTTACAACCGCAATTTGACTATTCATGTTACTAAATGCTGTGTTAACAGTCAAGTAAGTCGAGTTGACTACAGTGACGACGTTTCTTGACTGTCCGTCTACTGTAATAATATCGTTTGTTTTAACATTACCAACGAAATAAGTCAAGTTCGATGCATTACCTGTTACGACTGCGCCAGAAACATTTACAGTTCCAGCAAGAGTTAATGTTCCAAGTCGATCTAGATCGTTCACAACCACGGTGCCGCGAGTATAATTATTGCCACCATTTAGAATCGTGACGCTCTCAATGCTACCATTCACAACTTTAGCATATAGATTTGCACCCGCACCATCTGTGCCAGTAACAGATAAGATAGCGGCAGTATTACTATTGCCACCCTGAACATGTCCAGAACCACCCCAAAGAACATTGACGATGTCGATTCTTCCGTCTATGGCTGCTGCAGTAACAGCAGGGTCAGAGACAACAGGCATCCACTTGTTCGTGAAGAACTTTTGTTTTAATCCTGGTGGAATTGTATACATATATTTCCACTTATATCCATCGGCTGTTTGAATGAATGCATTTTCTGGCAACTGACCGTCGATATCGATCGTTGGCTCTATTGTAGAATTCGCATAACTGTTATTGAACAAGCACTTGAATACTTGATCGCGAGTATTGCGAACATAAAAAGTATTTGCAGTAAATGGGAATGTATTGTCTTTTCTCGAGACCGTTACATTTGAATTTGAGTAAGTTAGATTTGCATTTAGAGAAATAACCTTATTGCTCAATATGGCAATAACTTCTCTTGCATCTTCTCCAATCACAACAACATTACCTGTCTCAACGTTACCAATGAAACTTGCGCTATTAGCAATCAAGATTCGAGCATTCGCAATTTTAGTGATAGATGAGCCAGTGTTTACATTCGCAAATGCACTGTTTACGATCAAATGACTATTATTTGTAACAGAAACAACAGACTTAATTGATGAGTTGACGGAGATTAAATCACCAGGAAACACAAACGTCAAGAAAGAAGTTCCGTTTCCTACTAATACGTTCGATCCTGCGATGTTTGCGCTGCCAGTTAAGATTGTATTCGCATTTGCGTTTGCAGTGCCGATGTTGAAGTAGTCGATATACGAAGTTAACTCAATATTGTCTTCATATGAATCGTATTTGGTATTTACAGCCCAGTCGACGCGAGAAACAACTGGCTGAACATCTGCCAATTGAATTTTCTTAGCGCCAACCATATTACGATAAACTTGATTTCGTTCGTTTGTCGTCCAGATAATATCTGGAATATTCGCAGAGTTTGAACCAAAATCTAAAGAACGACCGATAAAAACAAATGTGTTAGCATCATTGATAAAATGATCTTTAATATCATTAATCAAAAAGTTGCTGAATAATGGTGTGAGTAAAGATTTCATTTATTCCTCAATATGCTGTAAGAGTGACGACGGTAAATCCGAGGTCCTCAGTAGCCAAATTTGGTGCAACAAGATAAACAAGGTTCGACACATTTGCATTATAAGCAATATTTAATGTCATGGTGTTTCCAGAAACAGAAAGAACATTTGCGTTTTGACTTGTTGCTCTCTTATACAACAATATACCTGATGTATTAGATGCGAACGAAGCATTAACATTCATCATTGTATTATTAGCGATATTTATTACTTGTTTTAAGTGCCCATTAATCATAACGATATCGTTCGCTTTAATCTGAGTCAAAAAGGCAGTAGATGTTCCAATAACTTGAGCATTCGTTGTAAAGACCTGCACAGTTCCAGTCTGCGCACCCATCACGTTAGCAGCAGCGATGTTAAACGACACATTATCTCCTGCCTGTACCATCTCATAAACACCGTTCGTATTACCGTATACAACGAGTGTGGTGTTTGCAAGTTTATGTGCAGTTTGAGCAGTAGAGGTAAAGTTTAAATTCGCATTAACAACTAGATGAACAGCGTTTGTAACAGTGATAATCTGGCGTATTTCGTTATTGACTTTAATTAGATTATTTGCAGCCAATTGAGTATTGAACGAAGTTCCTGTGCCAACAATAACATTGCTATCATTCGTTGTTGCTGCAGTTCCTGTAAGTGTGGTGAACGAAACATTGCTCTTCACTAATCCTTGACCTGCGTAAATAAAGTCGCCGTAAATCTCAAGTTGAGTATTGCTTACAACATTAGAAACAATACGAGAGATTGGCAATCTTGTAGAATCTATTACGATAAACAAATCACCAACATTTACTCGAGTGTTCGAATAATTAATACTTCCGACGTTTGGCATAAACAACGTTGAGTTTCCAATCACTACGTTCGAATAAGAGTTAGAAACTTGAATGTTCGAAGTTCCATTTCCAGGCATAATCAAATCAACATTGGCATACACTGGAATTTCTGCCTGCTCTTCAGAACGAATCACAGTTTTAGAAATTAATTCTAGTCCTGATGGATGAACGATATTCTTAATTGGTGTTTCGAAGTCAACAAGATTTTTCTCTGATTGAACAACATATGAGAAGTTGTGATAGATGGTATCGTCTTGTAGAACCTTATCTGCGCTCACAAATCCGTCAGTGTTTAAGAAGAATCCATTAAATTCAATCAAACCATTCGCAAACTGCGCGTTGGCTTTTGCTCTACCGTTACCATAATACATTGGATTTGGTAGACCAGTAGCAATAACTATTGATGGATATTGTGCAGGAGCAGGTACATTCGCTGCAGTATTTACGTTACAATAAACACCATTTGCTGTAATCAAGTCGATTGTTTTATTGATTGCGCCAGAAAAATCGTAAAGTCTCAACAATCCTGTATTCGCATCATATGACTTCACATTAGCGCGGAATGTTGAGGTTGCGAGTGATGCACCCTGATAAATAATCTCAGTTTCCGTAAACGTATTTGCTTCTGGTATTGGATTGATAATTGTGTCGACAATCTTCAATGAAACATTTGGTGTTGCTGTATAATCATAGCCACGATAGATTAAACGAATATCTCTGATACGACCAACAGCACTTGTTTCAATGGTATGTTCTTCACCATCGCCGAACAAATAACCAGTAAAGACAGCATTTGCACCGCCGCTTGACTGAACTGTAATTAGTGGGCGAGAATAATAACCCTCACCGCGATTATCTAGAATTACTGATGTGATTGCACCAGTTCCGCTAACTGTTTGGACATAACCATTGGCATCATATCCACGACCGCTAAATCTTAGTCCGTCACCAATAGAATATCCGCTACCACCGTTGTTAATAAACACGTGAGCAATTAAACCAAGATCTTTAAATGTTTGCCAGTATGTTTTCTTTAATACTTTTTGCGAAGCATAACTATACTGTTCAGACAAATGCGTATCATAGTGAGATGTAATCTCAATCGCAGGCTCAGCTCTAAATCCTGCGCCACCATTTAATACAGATACAAGAGCAACACCACCTGTATTCACAGTGTCGAAGTCCAAGCATTGAACAATCATGCTATTCGAATTTGCGGGAACGCTTGCATTCGTTATACTGTTAAACACAAAAGATTTAGCAGTGTTTCTTGTGTTTATTTGAGCACCAGTCAATACTGTGGCTAATGGTCCTGTGTTAGAAACATCGTACACCAATAGATCGCCAGTATTTGCACTAACACCACCCATACCGAAAATAGTATTATTCGGTGTTGCTATCTTAGCAGTAAATAGTGCATCGAAGAAATTAGTTCCGTTTGCCCACACTTCTTCGTAATTGTTGTATCCGTCGTCTTTATCATTTTCAGTGACATTGATTAACGAATTTCTAGTATTCGTTGTAAAGGCAGCGTAGTTAGCATTTCCTATATCAGTGTCAGCCAAATAGTCAATTACTGTTTTATCATAAGTAATTGACTCTATAAAATTTCGCTGACTATTTGATGTGCATGCAGTTGAGTTTAATTGTAGAACACGCAGATCTGTTGATAGATTTGCGTTTGGATCATCACCAGCTGAACGATAGACAATTGTTTCAGTATTCGAATATAGACGATATCCATATCCAGGGAAAACCATCGTCACTGCTTCAATAGAACCAAGAGTAACATTGCCAACAATTGCTGCAGCGTCGTTTGCTTCTGCGGAATTTCCAAGACCACCAGTAATTACAACAGGGTCGCCGATGTTGTATAACAATCCACGACGTCTTTGTTGTGGATCTGTGCGAATATTCGAATCTACTCTAATATTCGAGAGAGTACCAATAATTCTTTCGTTGAATACCTTTGATACACCATTGGCATCAACGTAGTTGATTTCGATTAATTCGCCGTTGTTGAAATACTTTTTGATATTGGAGATATAAATCTCCATGATCTCGCGACCATTTGTTGGGTCGATATTTCTATTTGCTGATTCAATAATACAAGTCGCACCAGACTGAGTGCCATATACAAGTCGTTTCTCGAGAAGGTTTACATCAATATTTTTATTAAATTCATTGACAGTAATTCTAAATGCTCGTGGTTTAATCCATTTACCATCTGATGTTTTCAGAATTTCTTCTTTTGGATAGGTGATTTCAATATCTTCATCAAACAGTGCCTTGAATAACCAACGAATTGACTCGTCACTACCTTTCTTGCTATAAAATTCTCTTGCGCTCTTAAGAATTTTTTCCGTGCTGAGAGCAGTGTTTTCTGGGAAATAAGGTAGCAATTCTTCTTTAAAGTATTTGACAAACTCTGCTGGAGTTTGATCAATATCTCTATAGTTCTCAATGCCCATAGCATGATAAACTGTGTTACCTGCTGTGTTTGAGATTCCATTGGCTGAATTATTCTCAAGCCAAGTATAATATAGTTCGATGAACCTTTTAAATTTTGGATAATCAGCATTAATAAAGTCTGGTAATTGAGACTCAACTAATCCTGAAATTGTTTTTGGAGTTGCAGTCATATTATGACTCTACCACCGCATTAATTGTTGTAGCAATTGCACTTGGATCAGTTGTATCCAAAGTCACAATTCTATTTCGAACAGAGGAGAAAATCTTTTTCGCAGGAATTGCTTTTAGAATCAAAGTTCCAAATGGATCAGAAACTCCCACAGGAGCAAAACTATTTAATGTTACAATGCCATTTAGATAATCAATAGAACCGATGTTATCGTTTAAAGTTTTCTTGACGTTTTGGGTGTCGAAGTAATAAATCTTCAAGCGACCAATACGACCTTGCAAACTTGCTCTAATTACTGCGCCCGATCCACCACCGCCACTGATTAAAACAGTTGCAGAAGTATACCCAACACCAGGATTGGTGATTTCAACACGCTTTACTGCACCATTTACAATTAATGCACGAGCAGAAGCACCTGTGCCATCACCGTCGATTGTAACTGTTGGTGTTGTAACGTAGCCACTGCCACCAGTTAACACTTCAATCGACTCTACGCCAGTAAATGACTGCAATACTTCTTCAATAAAGCAATTTCTAGCAATTCCAGCGTCGTCATTATAGGTGAATGACGGTGTCGAAATAAGTCTTTCGGCTGTTGTGCCTTGTTTTAACTCTGTTCCAAAGTCAAGAGAGTAACTTAATGTGCGAGTTACATCGGGAGCAAAACGTTTTTCCAAATAAACCTTAATATCGTTACTTGTAATTGATGGATCAGCGTCATCTACTGCTCTTGACAACTGAGAAATCTTGAAAGATGAATTAAAAGTGTCAAGATTATTGATTGCGAATGATTTAATCGCAGAAATGACAGCTGCATCAACTTCATTGGCAGTTTTATTTGTTTTTGTTGGGTCAAAATTGACGTCAACAGCAAGATTGATGTAATTATAGTCTGCTTCAACGTATTCAGGTGTCACGGTAAGCATAGAAAATGGCTTAATGACTGAATTTTTTACATATTCAATCTCAGTTACAGTAATTTCATAGCCACCAAGTGGTTTTGCAGTGAAAAATACCTTGCCATATACTGGTGGAACGTTTTCTTCACCACCCCAGACATTGACAGCCTCAAAATATGGGTATTCACGGTTGATTAGAGCGATATAATCGTTCTTTGTTACTGCTCTATTTTGCGCAATGAATGCTTTTGGTGCTGTGAAGCGAATTTTCTCAATATCTTCTTCTGCGGCACCTGAAGTAGACGCGCTGACCAGTGTCACGGCAACGTTTGCGTTTGTTAAAATTGTATCTAAAGGTCTAAATTCGCGTAAATTGTTTCCTGTTAAACCAGATGTGAGCAAATAAGAAACGATAACGATATTCCCCTCAACTAATGCCTTACCGACGACGTTATCTCCGAAGTAAATTTGATACTTTCCGTTCTTATTTTCTTCTAGATAATACACGGTGGCGTTTTCATCAACGTCAGTTGCGTCTTGAGCAAGGATGTACGTCTCTTGATTGGCGTTTTGCGCTGATCTTTGAACCTTAACTTGAAGTGTTGAAGTGTCGATACCAACATCAGGCAGTTCGAATATTTGTTTTGGATTGGTTTGTGAATCATATGTAAATGTTATGCCGTTTGGTTGCCCTTCTTTGATTTCTAAATTCTCAACGACGAACAATCCAGAACTTAAATTTTTAGAAACAACTCTAGCGGATGGGTTCACAAAAACATAATTGACGCCATCTTTCGATTCAGAAACGAATCGAGTAAATCTTGGAATTGCAATCGCACTGTTTGAATCGTTTGCAACTGGAGTAATTGTCAAATTGACCAATGCGCGTGCAGCAATACGTGAGCGAGGAACATATCCAAGCAATTTAGCATGAGAGACTACTGATGCACGTTTAATCGCAGTATCAATAAACATCTCATTTGAGACCATGTTAAGATAATAGCCCATGTAATGAGTGTTATAAGCGAGAACATCAAGCAATACAGAAAGACCCGAGCCTTCGAAATCATAATCGCTAAACTCAGATTGAGCTCTTAGAAAATCTTTAAGATTAGATTTGATTGTATCAAAATCTAATTCAGCGACTTTTAATTTTGAGTCAACATTTGCCATGTTATCTTATCCGTTCTAGGAAAAAAGAGACCGTGATGGGCTCGAGACTGTTATTTAAAAAGAATGTGATGTACACATCATAGCGTTCGTCGTCATAGTTAGGAGCCGCCACGACTTCTTCAATGGTTACTCTTGGCTCATAATTCTTGATAGTTTCGAATATCATGTCCTGTATAATAGAGGTGGTCACATTATCGATTGGTTCGAATAGTAGTTTTTTAAGATTCGAGCCGATATCTGGATTGAACAAACGCTCGTAGTGTGAGGTTAGCAATAGATTTCGAATAGAGGCTGCAATCGCATTCTCGTTTAACTTTTTCGTCACATCCTTCGTCACAGGATGAGCTGTAAAGTTCAAATCGATGTCGGAATATTTACGAGCGAATAGTGACATTTTTCTATTTTAGGCTGGATATTTGATTTATTTATGTTTCGACATAGGAAGCATCTAGGCTAACTGATGCTTCACCTTGAGTTAAATCTATGTTAAAATCAACATTCACAGTAATAGAAGTTGGCATCCCAATAAGTTTTAAGAACTTGCAAAAATCAAAATTAATCCACTCGGTGAGAGCAGATAATCCGATAGCGTTAAAGAAACTGGTAATTTTTTGCATCCACTTTTTAAGTAAAAACTCTGGCCAGTCTTCACCGAAATCTCTCGCTGCTTCGACGTAACGATTGATCTTTTCCTCTGGACTACGAATGAAGTCGTCGATATCTCCGCCGATAATATCTAATAAACTATACCCTGCGATATTAATCGATTCCAGTTTATCGATGATTTCTTGATAGATTCTCAATCTAACTTCCTCCGCTGCACCCTCCAGCTGAGCCTTCAGAGAACCAATCAATGAGTTGATAATACCTTCTACACCCAAATCTAACAAAACTGGTAGCGGCGGCAGTCCAAGAGTATCCCAGATCGTCTTGAACTTATTGATAAGTCCAGCCATTGATTGGTGGATTAGTTTAATCGCGCCCTTTTTGACCATTGACATAATATATGACCACACACCCTGCGCCTTAATTTCTTTCGAATAAACTCCAAGTTTACCCTCATACGACTGGTATGCATCTGGAATTAATGCAGCCAGTGAGTCGACCTCGTCAACGACTTGTTGCTTTAAACTGGCTCTATAACTTGCGTTTGCAAATAACTGTACGATATCGACACTAATTCCGAGAACAGGTATTGTAAAACTTACAGGCAAAACATTATTAATAATCTCTAGAAGTTTAGCCTGAACATAAAGATGATACTCCTGAGTTAGAGCAGTCATCTTTCTTTCCCACTCGTCGTCAGGAATCTTTAAACTCTTATAGTATGGCTTGCTCGCAGATATTGGGAAATTCCCAAGAGCCTTGTCGACCTTTTCTAAAATTTGTCGAACTTCTTCAGCTTGAGCCTCGATTGGAGCAATCTTTTCTCTTAATGCCTCGCGAACTGCTTGCTCTACATTAGGTCCATCAATTTGCGCTCGGATTTTTTCTGCTTCAACTTGCAGTTGTGATGGAATGTCAGCGATCTTAACGAATATATTCGCCAGATCAGCCTTTGTTGGCAACAATGTTCCATTACATGGTATAGAAAATTCAGCCATCACCAGTTGTCTTTGTTTCAGTTAGTGGATAGATGCGTTTACCAATTACAGTCTTGATGGTATTCACCGCCTTCTGAGGCAGTAACTCTGAATCAACATTAAATTCAAGATTTCTTGCAATAGCGTTGTCGCTAACTTCGCCAAGTTTATTTGTGACAGTATTTTTAAGATTGTCTTTGAGCGATAGGATTTCGCCCTTCGTTTGATTTGCCATATTCTCAAGGTTTGTGAGTTTCTGTTGAATTTCACCGAGTGGAGTTTTGCCAGCAAAGTCTTTAAGAACGCCATCTGCAGCAGCAGTAACTTTACTGAATACATTGCTAACTGTTGATGTTAATTGACCAGCCAATCCTTTACCAGTAGTTGATCCAGCTGTAGATTCTGCGGCACGTTTTCCAGTTACAGTGACTTCCTCAAGTGCAGCTGCAGCAGCGGCATCAGTAGCGGCAGCTGCGGCAACTGTATTTGCAATATCTTGATTTGCCAATGCTGCATCAGCAACATCTTCAGAGTTACCAATAACTCCACCGCCAGTTAATCCTGCGCCAGAAGCAGAGGTTGCAGAACCTGATTGCATGTTAATTTGAGCAGCAGGGAGATCAATAGTTGCACCCTGAAGTGCAGCATTCTGACCTTTGAGACTGAGTTTCTTGGCTGACGTCATGTTGCCAACGCCACCCGATTTAATGTTCAGATCAGATGTAGATTCAACAAAGACTTTCTTGCCTTTCATACGAATATCACCACCAGCTGACATATTAATGCCGCCAGCAACTTCAACATTCATATTGCCGCCAACTTTCAAATTGCAATCACCACCAACGGTAACTGAACACTTGCCACTGATGTAAACGTAATCAGAACCCATCACAAGTTCATAATTGTCTTTCACAACTTTATGAACTTCGCTGCCGTCTTTATCAATTTCAACAAATGTGCCTTTGCGATGCGCCAATTGAATACGCTCTTGACCTGGAGTATCATCGAACTCTAGTGCGTGCCCAGATTCAGTTTCAAGAGCATTGTTATATGGATACTTTGGCGCAAACGCAGGAGGTGGTTCGCTCCAAGAAACCCCACCTGCTGAAACGATGTTCTTCTTGAGATTCTTTTTTCTTGTAGCAATTACAGTTGAATCTGCTTTGCCGCGAGCAAGACGATTTGTGGTTTGTTCTTTAAGATACTTACCCTTTGGATATGCTTCTGCAGGATCATCTGGTTTATTTGGCGCTGAACCAAAACTCGTTCTTGGATCACTAAATCCTTTTGTATAGTTCGGCTTGCCATCAGGCTTTCCTGGAAGCACACCCATAATTGCTGGATTTTGTGCATTGCCACCATCAATAAAAAATCCAAATACCATGTCACCTTCTTTAGGTGTGTACATATTTGGGCTGTTTACTGGAAGAACAGGATGCGCCCAAGGTAAAGCACTAGTTGGGATTAATTCTTTTTGATCTGTGTGCCAACCAAAGCAACGAACGCGAACACGACCAAGTTGCTCTGGATCTTGGCGATCTTCTACAACGCCAACCCACCAGATAAAACCTTCAAGTCCAATAAAATTCTTTTTTGCGCCTGGCATCACTTACCCTTCTTAGTCAAAACATTTATTCCGTTCTTCGCTTCAGGTAGTGCCTCAGAGAAAGAATCAGAGGCAAGTTCTACAATCGATTCAAATGTATCACCATTAAATTTATGGTTAATTGATGCGACTAGATATCTACCAGTGCGTGTTTTATCGAGTGCTTTACCACTAGATTTTGCACTCTCAAACATAGGAAACTCATAATCAACAATATCGCCAGCCTTCATTTCAATATCACCAGGAACTGTGATTTGAATTCTAAAGTGATTCAATAACGACATATGCATTGCTCTTGGTTGCATCCAAAACTTAATGTCATTGCTTTTCTCAGAAGCCGTGTCATTAATTGATAGATATGTTCTAAAAAATGCATATGGAGAATTAAACAATGTCTCGTTCTTAGAATTCTTAAAGGTGTTGACTGGTTTAAATTTGTTAATTAGATTTCCTTGCGCCTCAGCAGTCAATAAATTGTAATCAATATTCTCAAACTTTTGCGAGAATATATCGATAGAAAGTAAACGTGAAGAGAACGATCCATTTGAAACAGAAGTTAACATATCAAAATCATTTATAATATTAAAGTTGTCAATAGAGTCTTTGTTCAACGCAGGATCGCTTTGTGTGTTCTTAAGTTCATATTTAAGTTTTTTATATGGCTTTTGTTTAATCATCGTTTGTAACGACATTAAATTAAAACCATTTTTATTTTCAAAAAAGAAGTAACAAAATTTCTTCTGATCATAACCACGCGCTGTCACCCATTGAATTGCTTCAAATGGACGATATCCTGGAATAATTAAATCAAAAGATCCAGAGGTATCTTCTAAACTTGCAATTCGTTGTGGATCAACATTTAATTCTTTGAGCAGAATATCAGAAACAACATCTTTAATTTTAGTGGATTTATAAGCCTTGCTCACATTTAATGATTCGGATGATAACATCTCATCAGAACAAAAGTGAAGAAGATAAACTTGACCTGAATCAGTAGAAGGTCTTCGATCTGTGGTCTTATAGATTCTAAAGAGTCTTTCTAATG